CCTCGACGCCGTAAGAGTTACCGCTCGAAGACTGGAGAAGCGTCGCCGCCGGGATAACAGATCCCGCGATCCCTGTCGCCACGATAACGCCCGTCGACGCCGTCGCCGGGAGGGTAACGATCCCCCAAAAAGACGCCCATAACGGGAGAAGCTCGGTCGCGGTAATCGGGATCGCTTCGAGTTCAAGTATCCGAAGCTGTTTATAAAACTCGAAGACCCGGCGAGCGTTCGCGATCGCTTGCGCTCCGACCCACGACTCCGGGAGAAAGGGATTCGCGGTTAAAGGAAGCTCTCGAGCGAGATCCGTTAAAGAGCGGTTCTCCAGTTGCGAGACGTCCGTCGGTATATTTAATCCCGCCATTATTGAGCCCTTCCGGTATTGTTCCAGATTACATAATTACGACTCTCGACCGAGTCGTCGAGCCGTATTAACTCGATCTCCGCGACGATCTCGCTTCGGTCGATATCTCGAACGCAATTAACCGAGACGCTCTTAAGATAACCGAGTTCCGTAAACCACGCGAGAGCCTGAGAAGTATAATCCCGGACGATATTAACCGTCGAGACAGTAAGCCTCGCCTGATAGGTTAACCAGAGCTTCGACCCGAGCTCGACAGGCTTCCCGATATCGCCGATCCAGCCGCGACGACGAGGAGCCTCCGGAACTTCCGTCGGAGAGGCTCGACGATCCGAGCCGAATAACGACAAAAGGATCGCCGTATCGAACGAGTCGACCTTCTCGATATCGCCGTCGTCTCCGATAGTGAGATCGTAATAACCGCCGGGAACCTCTGTAAACTTCGCGTCCGTAAACTTTGCCACCGTCGACCCCTATTAAGATCCGATCCCGTTCGCGATTAACGCCGCCCGGATATTATTCGCGAGGGTAATTACTGTCGCGAGATTAGTCGCCGGAGCCCCGAGAGTCGCCGCCCCTTGTGGCGTCTTTCCATTGCATCCGAACCCGGTTCCGATTTTAGCGGATCCGGACGTCTCCGTCGCCGGGGACGTTATAGTTAACTTCGTCGTCTCGAGAACTGTCGCTCCGGAAGCCTTTATCGAGATCGCTTTAACGAGCGTCTCGAGATTCTCCGGGATATTGATCTCGAGAGTCCCGTCTTCCCGCATATACAAAAAAGACCCGGTTATCTGGTTCTCGATTACTGTCTCGCCGTCTTTTAAACCCTTTTTCCGCTTCGCTGTCCCGAGAGGGATCGCGATTCGGTTCTCCTCCTGTCCGCCGATATTGATAACGAGACAGAGGGTATCGTTCGGAGGTCTCGCCGTTAATCCATAAGGCAAAAGGAGAGCCGCGTTCGCGACCTTCCCGAGATAGGTTAACTGTAAACCCGGGATCGACTCCTCGTCGGACGTGTTTAAAGTAACTTTTCCGAGTTTTATCTGATTAGGATCCGACATTAAGTAAACTCCGGAGCTATCTCGCTCTCTTTCTTTTTCGCCTTCGATTTTTTCTCGGGCTCGTCTTGCTCCAGAGTATAAGCCTCCGGGTTAACGAACTCGAGAGACGTATCCGCCGCGTCCGCCGATACACTAAAAGACGCCGATTTTACGAGCATTATCGAAAAGATCGAGCAAGCCTCGTCTGAGATCTGGACTAGACGGTTAATCGGATAAGGTTCCCGGGTTCCCGGCATAACGAGCCCGTCGAGCTTCGCGGTATACGTCCGGGATCTTGCTCTCCGGATATTCGCTTCCCACTTCGCCCGGGTTATCGCCTCCTCGATACTGGAGTTCTTTTCCGCGACGATTACCATCGATCGACCCTGTCGGATCTCGGAGTCGACAATTATTGAAGACTTTACAGAGACGACCGCGTCGTTATCTGGTTCGTCGCCGAAAGACGGCGTCGTCGTGAGGTTCCCTTGTGAGACGACGACATAATTCCGGAACCGCTCCGAATTATCGAAGCTCGCGGAGCTCGAGAGGACATTGTTTAAAAGGTTCCCGTCCTTATCGTTAAAGATCGAGAACGGAGCCTCGGTCTCTGCATTACGGGAGATCGTTATATTCCCGAGCCCGTCGGTATTTAATAGGACGTGACGCTTCCGGGCGAACTTCTCCAGAAAGGCGAAAGCTCCGTCCCCGGCTTTACAGGAGACGAGATCCGCCGCTCCGAAAGGTTCTAGACCCGGGACGTTATTTATAACCTTTAACCGGGTTCCGATCGCCTCTTGAACTCGGTTAATAACAGTCTCGAACGTAACCGGAGGAGTAAACTCGACCGACGAAGCGTCGAGCGTCGAGTCGATAATATCCGCGGTTATATCCCGACCGTCGATCGTTACCGAGTGAGATCCAGAGTCGATCGAGGGAGACGTCTTTTCGACGTATCCAGTAAGAACCGGAAAGCCGTTAATCGTCGCCTTTACCAGAGACCCGAGCTTTATCGGGAAGCCTTTAACGTCCGCGTCGCTCGCTGTCATAGAGAACGAGCCGGAGAAGTTTTCCATCGATCGAGAGACAGAAAAGGAGAGGTAAGTATCGAAAGGAACGCCGTCGACCTCTAGCTTAAGCGTCATACCGTAAGGACTCCGAACTCTCCAGAGATAAAGGAGACGTCATTCGATCCTAATCTATTGAGATCGACGAGCTCGTCCGCGAGAGCGTCGAGGTTATCGACGGCTCCGTAATACTGGAAAGCGAGGACGGAGACCGGGATCTCGTTAACGTCGACCGGGACGATCTGAGCCGCGTTTAACTTCTCCGCCTCGAGGTATTCGTTAACCATAGTCCGAAGGTCGGAGAGAGCGTTAATAACGTCCTCGTCGATATCTGGATCCCCGAGGAGCTTCGCGAATTGAGTCTCGAGAGCGACTTGTACGTTAAGGATCTCGTCGGTCGTCCGATAATCCGCGGTCGCCGCGAATTGATACGAGAGCCCGAGATAAGCCGACTGTATAGCGGTCGAGATAACCTTGTTATTTTTATTCCTCTGGACTCTGGTTAACGTCGTTCCCGGGACGACGACGATATCGTCCCCGAAGGTAAAGAACCGGGAGAAGACTCTGAGAGCTTGCGGGATTGTCGAGTAAAGGTTCGACGACGAGCCGACAATCGACATAATCGCGGAGGACAGGTTATTCGGAGAGCCGATAAGGGACGGGATCTTCGACGTAAATCCAGCGACGAGCCCGGAGAACGTATTAAGAGGAGCCCCGATCGCGGAAAAGGTCGCGGAGTATTCCGAGAAGGCGTCTCCGAGATCTCCGAGTAATGACTGAGCCGCTCCGAAGTTAACGGAGGAGGAGGCGACCTTAAAGATCTTCGATATAGACTCGCCGATCGCCGTATTAACCCGGTCGAGGATCTTCCCGACCTGAGATAAAGACTTTTTCGCCGCTTGCGGAGACGTCTTCTCGTCCGAGAAGTCGAACTCGAGCGAGATCGTCGAATAACCGAGAGTCCCGGTATCTTCCTCGATCGTATACGGACGGGAGACGACGTTTAAAGAATTACTGTAGAAAGGGTGTGACAGCGTACCGACCCCGCCGGACTCCAGAGCCGCGAGCAAGGCGTCCCGGTTCTCGCGATAGGTTTTACTCCCGAGACCCGGAGGATCCCCGGCGATAATCGCGGAGATCGAAAAGACCCGCGGACGGAACCCGAGATCCTCGATCTTTTGCTTCGGCGTGTAAGGGTATTCGTGTTTTACTTGTTTTCGACCTCCAGCCGTCGAGGAGGAGACGATAAGGAACTTCGCTCCCTTGAACGAGCCGACAAAAAGATCCGACAGATCCGACATAAAAACCCCTTTACATATTTTTTCCGACGTTTGTCGTAGTTCCAGACCCGGAGGACGAGGAGTCTACGCTTCCGACGTTCCCTCCCTTGTCGTTAATGTTAACGTCGATCGTCGTCTTCGAGTCTCCTCCGAGAAGCGTTCCAGCGAACGAGATTAACTTCCCGAGCGGACTCTCCTCGAATATCTTTGTCGCCATTGCGCCGATATTAGAAAAGACCGCGGACAGAGTCTCCGCGAGACCCGTAAACCACGCGACAAGCGACTCGATCCCGTCCCCGATCCAGCTCGAGACCTGATCCCAGTTATCCCAGAGAAGATAAAGAGCCGCGATAACCGCGACGACAGCGAGAACGATTAACAGGAAAGGAAGCGTCGCGAGCCCTGTCGCCGCCGCGATAAGATCAATAACCGCCGCGAGAGTAGCTCCAGCCGCAGAAAGGAACCCGAAGATCCCGGTAACGAGAGTTAATATCGGAGCAAGAGCCGCGACCCCGGAAGCGATAAAGCCGATCGCGATCAAGAGCGGAGCAAGGACAGCGACGAGAGCCGTAACCCCGAGAGCGAACTTCGTGATCCCCGGATTCTCTTTTACGAACGCTTGTACTCGGGAGGTTAATCCGTCGAGATATATCGAGGCGTCCTGTAAAACGGTCTTAAGGTCGAACGTATCGACAAGGGTATCGCCGATCGTCGTTAACGAGTTCGTTATGGAGTCTTGCATTGTCGACCATCGACCCGCGAGCGTCTTCGATTGCTCCTCCATCTGGTTATTAAAGATCCCCCCCGTCCCGGTCATTTTCGCCATTGCTTTTTGCATAACCTCGAAAGAGATCTTTCCTTTCGACGCCATATCGAAGATTTTTTCCTTTGTAACCCGGAACCCTTTCGCGAGGACGTCGACGATCGGGATCCCACGGTCGGACATTTGTAAAATCTCCTCCGTCATCATTTTACCCTTGCTTTTTACCTTACCGAAGATCGACGCCATATCGGACAAGGGAACCCCGGCTCCCGCGGAGATATCTCCGAGAGTCGTTAAGGTCGGGATAATATCTTTCTGGACTACGCCGAAGGCGAGTAATTGTTTTGTCGCCCCGCCGATACCCTCGATCTCGAAAGGCGTCCGGGCTCCGAAGTCGCGAAGGTCTTTCATTAACGCCGCTGCATTTTCTCCGGAGCCTGTCATCGTTTTAAAAGAGGTCTGTAACGTCTCCATTTTCGCGGAGGCGTGTAAGGCGAACCCGGCGAGAGCTCCGAGCCCGAGCGATACAGGCATTAGATCTTTACCCGCCGATCTTGCGGACTGTCCGAATCCGTCGATCTTTTTCGAGACGCCGTTCGCGGTCTCTTGTACCGCCGCCATCGACCCGCGGATCTTCCCGGCGACCGCCGTAAAGCGATCGACCGCGGAGAAGATATACGAAACATTAAAAGCCATTTATCGCCGCCTCGAGTGTTTTTCTTGCTCTCTTTTTTGTTCCTTCGATATCTTATCCGCTTCTCTTGCGAGGCGATAGATCTTCGATAAAGGAGCTCTCTCGAGATACTCCGCGGAGTATCCCCCCTCGAAGTATTTAACGATCCTCGCGATTACAGATTCTAGCTCCTCGATAGAGTCCTTAATACCGAGGATAAAATAAAAGCCGACAGATATTCTCCGAGCATACGATCCAGATCGTCCGGAGCGAGCTTGTCATATAGCGGAGCGGTTAACGCCTCCGTCCCTTCGACAAGACAGACCCCGGAGGTAATCAGTCTTTTAAAATCTTCGTGATAAGCGACCATATCGACCGAGCTCGACAGCATAAGAGCGAGAACCTCCGCTCCCTTGATCTCGGACGACCCGGCGTCCTTTTTCGCTTCCGCGTCATTTTTTAACGCCGTTATCGCCTGAAAGAATCCCTGTTGTAACCGGATCCGCTCTTTCTGGTTCCGCGACGAGGGAGCTTTAAGGATTAAGAGCTTCCCTTTTGCGATCTCCCCGCTTACCGCGTAATCGATAGGTCTCTCGAGTACGAACTCGATCTCGTCTTGAATAACCATAACTTCCCCTTCCCCGATAAAAAACAATCCCGAAAAAATACCCGACGACGATTAAGTCGTCGGAGCGTCTCCTTTAAACTCGAGCTCGATAACGCCGTCCGCGGACAGAGGAACCTCGTAAGCGTTACAGATCGCCGCGTTCGTAAAAGAACGAGTAAGCGTTCCGTCCGCGTTCGCCGCCGTAATGGTAACGACGTTCCGGTTCTGGCTACTTTTCCACGACCGGGCGAGATCGATATTCGCCTTCGTCGCCTGTAGGGAGAACTTAACCATCCCGAGATTAGTCGCGACGTCGTTCGCGAAGACTTGCTGCAATTGTCCGCCTCCCGCCGACTGTACGAGGACGTTCTGTTCTCCGAGACCTTCGTCGAAGGTTAAGGAGTTCGGGACAATAGCGACGGCGACGTTATTAACGAGGACGCTCGGATCCGAGATCTGTATAAACATAAATTAACCCTCCGCTGAGAAAGCGATCTGTATCGTCGCGAGTAATTGTCTAAATTGAGTAACGATCGGAGTAACCATAGAGATCGACGCGGAACCGTTCGCGAGGTCGATAACGATCCGGAGGTTCTGTTTAAAGAATTGAGCCGCCGCCTCTCCAGACTGAACGAGAGCCTCGTCCGCGAGAGCCTTATAAAAACGGCTCGACGCCGCTTCGATCGACGCCGGGTTCGCCATTGCTCGACCCGGGATAAGAGCTCCCTCGGTCAAACGACATTGAGCGAAGGTCGCTTTATAGTTATTAAAAAAGTATTCGCGAACCGCGGAAGACGTGTCGACATAGTTAAGGTATTTAAAGGTTATATCGTCGTTCGACGCTGGATCCGTTTTATAGGTCGTAACGAACTCCCCGAGGATAACTTCCGTCCCGGATATATTCGAGCCGTATACAGAGACGCCGGAAGCCTTTAAGGACTCTTGCTCGTCCATTGTCCAGCCGTCCGCGAAGTCCGGGAGAGGAAGGTTCGGGACTGGAGTATTAAAATAAGGCAAGGAAGCGAGAGCGATACCGCCGAAACGATCCAGAGACGCGGAGCGACTGATAACGAAGCGACCGATCGCAGCGTCTTCCGTTAAGCGTAAGGCGCGGATCCCGGAGATCTGAGCCGACTTCGCGTAAGGGATCTCCATTACCGAGCCGCCTTTATGGTCGGCTTCGGAGATTTTTTTATCGCCCATAATACAAACGGACTGAGAGTTTAACGCCCCGGTTATAGACAGGAGATTACCGAAAGTATCATCGATCGCGATCATCGCGACGCCGTCGAGAACCATATTCGCGACATTAAAACGAGCGTCGAGGAAGTTCTTAACGAGATTTATATTCGCCGACCACGGGTAAACGATCGTCTGGTAACGCTCGTCCGCGATAGGATCGAAAAGGCTCGTTAATACTGGATCCGTCGCACCGCCGGACATAGCCGCGACAGCGACAGATATTCCAGTCGCGGAGCCTTCGACTTTAAGTCCGATCGTATTACCGACCGTCCCTTTATTGTCCGCGGTAATAGTAAGAACGCCGGGAGAAGGCGTCGAGGCTGTCGCCGGGACGCTTGCGTTCGCGTTAATAGCCGCCGCCGCCGCGATTGCTATCGCCGCCGCGGTATCTCCGACAGCGACAGGGATCGAGAAGTTAAAATCCTCTTTCGAGCCGACGATAAAGTCCAGAGATCCGGCGACTGTCGCCGTCCCGGTTATCGTGAACGTCCCGACCGCCGCGACTCCGGATCCGTTATCGTCGAGAGCGATCGCGTCGATACGGGTCTTCGTATTGTAGAGACGAGCGTTCCGGATCATTCCGGCGATCTGAGAGTTCGCACCGAAAATAGCGTTAATAACGCTTTTATCGTTCTGGATATTCGTTACCAGAGCTCCAGAGACAGCCGAACCCGCCGCGGTTTTTTGTCCCACGACTAGGATTTTATGGGGTTTATTACCGACGAGCGTATCGGCGGAGATAAGAGAGATCGAGACTTCCGGTTCGCGGATAACTGTAGGCATTTTTTAACCCTCGTCGACTGTAGATTCGCGATCCTTTTTCGGGCTCGCGGGTTTATTTTTAACTTCCGGATCCGCCTTCGCGACCTCGACGATACGACAAAAACCGTCCGAGGGAGCGTCCTTTAACCGTCGTCTCCAGAATCGGGAAAGAGGAAGACCGTTCGAGTCTGTCTCGACCGTTACGACCTGTCCCTCCGTATAGGATCCGAGGGTCTTTAAAATCTTGATCTGTAAAGTATCCATCGGCTTAATTTACTCGAAAGGACGGGTCGACGTCTAGGTCTATATCAGCGAGATAGACGGACAGTTCGTCGAACTGGTTTTTATGGATAACAGAGATATCCCGGAAGGCTCGATCGAGGTCTCGGATCGCGGTATCGCCGTTCGTTATCTCGATTACTTGCTGGAACTTGAACTCGTGAACGTAAAAGGCTCCGTTATACAGATAAAACCCGTCCCCGGCATAAGTAACGATCCCGGCTCCCTTCGCTTTTAGTTGCGACTTAAGGTCGACCCCTAGAAGGGACTGGAAAAGAGGAACCCGGATATCTTCGACGATATCCCGAGCCGCTCTCCCGTTAGTCTTCGTAAGGATCTCGCCTTTATTCGGGATAAAGATATAGACGGAAAAGTTCGTTATTATTTTCTGACGAAAGTCCGCCTGTCTCGCTTGCGTCGTGATAGCGTCGTTAAGATTAAAGCGATCTTTGTTCGCCTGATAGTCCCCGAGGACGACGAAGCTCCAGAGATTGTCGAGAGGTTGCTCTGTATAGGAGTCGATAAGTTGTTCGACCGATACCGCTCCGGATATACGAGGTCTCGCGCATATAAACGCCTCCTCTGTCCAGTTCGGAGCCGGGAGATCGAAGGAAAGATCGAAGGTAAACTCGTCGACAGCCGGGACGGATAAAACTTCCTTTAAGCCATTAAAGCCGAAGATCGAGGTCTCCTGTAAAGACAAGATCTCCCCGGGTAAAGCCGGAGCTCCGTCTCTATCGACGAAAAAGGTTATCCGGTTCGGGACTTTCGTAAGCCGGAAGGATCGCGAGTATCCGAGGTCGCCGATAATCCGGATCTGTTGATCCAGATCAAGAGGAGCGGACTCGTTAAAGGTTAAGTCGTGAGAGGTTAAGGTCTGGAACTTGATCTCCTCCAGCGTCTCGACGAAGGTATCGATAACGACCGGGGTCGATACGTTCCCGACCGTTACCAGATCGCCCGGGGTTAAGCCGTGAGGGAGCGAGGTCTTTACCGTAGCAGTTAAACCGACCTTCGTTATCGAGACGATCGAGATCCGGGTCGAAAAGAACGGAGACAAGACAGGGAGCCTCGACTGTAAAAGTAAAATTACCTCCTCGGTCTTCACGTCGTAAGAGCTCCCCGGATAGCGTTATCGATCTCCGATCTTACTCGGTTCTGTTGCGCCTGTAATGCGTTCCCGATCCCGGGTCTCGCTTTCATTCGGGAAGTCCCCGTCTCCAGATAGCGAGCATAAGGAGCCGTCCCGGATCGAGAGCCGAACTCCATTCTCCGCCATCCCTGAATCTGGAACCCCATAGAATTACGATAAACCCCGGTAAAGTTCGCCGGGGTCTCCCCGGGAGCGGAAGCCCTATGGTTAACCCACCTTTTACCCTTGCGGAGACGATACAGTCGTCCGGACTTCGGCTTATGGTTTATATCTTTTTTAACTTGAGTTAATAGGATCCGACCCGCTTTAAACCACGCTTGCCGAACGCCGCGGACGAAGTCTCTATCGATCGCCTGTATCTTACCGACCGAAAGAACGGAACCCGGATCCATACGGAAGCCCATAAATTACGCCGCGTTGTTTGAGTTAAGCGAAGTCCCTCGGAGCGTCGCTTTAAGGAGTAAATACTCCCGGCGAGCGTCGAGATCTTCGACGTTTATAATCTCGTATCTGTCGCCATCGAAAAGGATCCACGTCTCCGACGTAACGTCCGGGATCCAGCGAATATAGAATCGATGCGTATAGACTCGCTCGATATTGGTTCCGTCGAAAACAGTAGCTCCGCTCGAGGTCTCGATCATACTCCAGACCTTGCCCGGGGAGAGAGGAGAGTCGTCGATCGGCTTGTCGGTAAAGAGCTCCGTATAATCGACGCCGTCTTTCGGAGACTGGATCGCCCGGTTCTCGAGGATAATCATACGATCGAGGTCGCCGATACAGATCGCCCGACGTCTTCCTCGAATGTTAACGCATACCGCCATAATTAACCCCGGAAGTCGATTATCCGATATTGATTATAAACCGCCATCGATACGCCGGGAGCGAACTTACAGGAGCAAGAGCCGCCGCCGCTGTCGCAGTCTCCGCGGTTCTGGTAGACGCTCGTAATATGCGCGAGGAGAGCGTTCTTTAAGTCCGCCGGGACGGACGCCGCGTCCGGATAACCCGCGGTAAACTCTATCTCGACCGCTTGCGGACGACGATCCGGGAAGACCCACGACTTACCCGTCGCCGGGACGAAGCTCGAGAAGTCCGGACTCTCGATAATATCGATATCGTCGAGATCGAGAGCGAGCATAACGCCGCCGGACAGATACGAGATCGAGGTTATCGAATGTAAAGGAGTTCGGCGTAATGTAACCGGAGCCTCCGGGAAGTAAACAGGATCGCGGAGAGGCGTCTCGTTAACGTCGCCGAAGTTATTACGGAGCGTCCGGAAGCCTTTAAGGATTATCTCTCGCTTCGTATACTTCTCGACCTCGAGAGTAACGCCGTCGATTATCCCTTGAATTAAGGCGTCCTCCGCGGATCCGCTTATCTTCGCCCATAACTTAACCTCCGCGACCGATACCGCGGAGAATTTAATCTCGACGGGTTCGTTCTCCGGAGGATACTCGAACGCCGGGATCCGTTTATAAGGTTGTGAGACGAACATTACTCGACGGGCTCGTCGGACGGAGCGTCCGGGTTAACTTTTTCGTCTTTTTCGCTATTTTTCTGCCCCTTGCTAGGCTTCTCCGTCTTGCTAGGCTTCGAGTCCTTCGTCTCCTTTACAAAGTCCTTCTCGACGACCTTCTCGATCGCTCCGGTCTCGAGGAAGCGTTTAATCGAGTCCGCCGGGATACCCGACGGGATCTCCTGTCCAGATACGAGGCGAACTTGTCGAGATTGACAAGCGAGAGTAAAAAATCCGGTTCTTTTTGCTTTGTACATTATCGAAGATCCTTCCAGAGAGTAACAGGGACGAGCTCCTTAACGGGAGCGTCGATTAAACCGAGCTCGATCATACGCTCGACGGCATATAACGGAGTCCTCGGACAGATATCCTCTCCGGCGACTAGCTTTATATAAGCTCCGCAAGGCGAGGAGAAGTTCGTCGTCTTTTTTGCTTTCATTGTAACGCCTCGAGTATCCTAGGAGATTCGATAGAGATTACTCCCATCCCGGCGACTCCGACAGTAACATTCGTCGCGATTACTTTCGGACGAATATATCGCTTAACCGAAAAGAGACCTACCTTTCCGAAAGGCTGTCCGTTTATTAAATCGACGGTTACAGTAACGCCGCCGATTAAAGACTCGACAGGAACTTCGCTCCAGTCGACGCCGTTATCGGATTCGTCGAACGCTAGACGATAAGCTCCGTCGTTAACATAAAGACCCGCCATATAAAAACCGATCCCGAAAAAGCTCGCCGTATCGATAGGATCCAGAGGATAAGATCCGTCCGCGGTTATAGAGAAGTTCGCGATAAATCTCGCGACATTTTGCGACCTTATATCGTTAGACATTCGGAAGGATCTCCCGCTTTGCGCCGATAGTACATAAGACGACCGTATCGTCCCCGGGATCCTGTCCGCCGCCTGTAACCGTTAACCGGGATCGTAAATATCTCTTATTAGAGAAGACTCCGACGGACGGGATAGGCTCCCCGAAGTTAACCGGGTTATCGACTATCCCCTCGAGGGATCCGATTAAAGACTCGGGAGGAACGACAGAAAAAGACAGACCGTCGTCGCTCTCCTCGATAGAGATAACGATCGCTCCGCCATTCGTAGCGGTTCGAGTAAAGTAATAAGTAACCCCGGGCTCGAAGTCCGAGGAGTCGAACGGCTCGCCCTGAAAGTTAGACCCGGAGCCGTTAACGTAAAGATTCGCCGCGACTAAAAGATCGATATCGGTTATAGAGTCGAGCATAAATAACCCCGGAAGATTAAAAAAAAGGGAGAGTCGCCTCTCCCTCCGTTCTTTCCCGCTTTATACGGGCTGGTATTCGCCGCACTGGATCGCGATAACTTGCATATCGCCGCCCGTCTCACCGATACCGAAGGTCGTAACCATCACCGGACGGATATAACGCTTCGTCGAAAACAGACCGACTTTAACCATCGGGTCGCCTTCGGTCGACTGTGTAACAACCGCGGAGCCGATATATTTATCCGCCGCGACAGGAGTAAAGGTCGCGTTATCGTCGCTCTCCTCCGCTGTCAAAACAGACGAACCGCTCCAGCCTGTCGGAGCGTAAGCCATAAGAGCGAGACCTTC